GAAAAAGAATTTAAAGTAACTTACTGGAAAGACAAGCTTCAAGTAAGTAAACTTCAACCACTTAACGAAAAACAAAGAATTTTATTTTTAACTTATTTTAATAACGAACCACCTATAACTGATAGAAATCCTAAGTATGTTATGGTATATATACATCCTCACTTTAATAGAGCATTTGTGTTATTTAAAGAGGATGGTCCATGTATTGATTCTGTTCATATGGTTTCTACCGATGTTATTAGAAAGTGGTTAGAATCAAAAGGTACTTAAGAGTTTATTTAAGTACCATTGAGCTTTGCTTAGATCTTGTTTAGGTTTACCTTTATAATTATAACGCCATAGATATTTTATAGCGTTACCTTTAAGGTACCCTCTAAACTCTTCATCAGACATGCTGGCTTGTATAGCTTGTATACACTCAATTCCATGTTTGTTGTGATTGTAATGAGTAGGATGATTAACTTCATCTGCTTCTTTTTCTAATTCTTTAAGAACTTCATACTTCATTTTTTACTAACTCACTTACGTGTACCCACTTAAGAGCACTATGCTTATCTCTTGCATTAGAAAGAGCTTCTAATTTTTTCTCTGCTGTGGCTACATAGTCTATATGCTCTGCAACACCAGTAGGTCTAGTTAAAAATGTTCTTAGATCTGCTTCAGCAACTTCTATATCTCCTTCTAGTTTTTTAAGCAGAGCTTCTTTAATTGGATTTAATCTAACCACAGCTTTTATCTCCTGTATCTGGGTCATACATACAAGCAGTACCTTCCTCTTCAACTTTATTCAAAATACCAAACCTTTTACCAGAGGCTCTGAAGGTTGTAATACCTTTACATCCTTTTTTCCATGCTTCAAAGTATAGATTTTTAAACTGTTCCCATGTCACATCATCTCCAACGTTACATGTCTTAGATACAGCAGAGTCAACGTGCTTCTGAGCTACAGCTAGTACTTCAAGATGCTCATCCATCTTTACCTTTTCAGATACTTTACCTCTGACATTATAATAATAATAAGCATAGTCAGGTACTTGAACAATCTTAGTACCTTCTTCTGTTTTAATAGTTCTTTGTGTTTCCAAAGCAAACACAGGTTCAATGCCACTACTTACATTATCAGCAGTTAAACTAATAGTACCAGCAGGAGCTATAGAAATCAAGTGTGAATTTCTTAAGCCATGTTTACCTATAGCATTTCGAACATCACTATCCAGACCTTTTATAAAAGGAGCATTAAAATAAGCTTCATGTTTAAATAAAGGAAAAGGACCTTTCTCTATTGCAAGTTCAGAGCTATACATATACGCTGTATTCTTAAGAACAGACAGAACACCATCAAGAAATGTAAGACTTTCTTCAGAGCCATACTCTAATCCTAGTATCTCACTAGCATTAGCAAAGCCTGTGATACCCATACCCACACGCCTCTTCTGTTTAGCTTCATGTTCATGCTCATCTAATGGATAGATTGTACGATCAATAACATTGTCCATAGCACGTACAACATGAGGAATATCTTGTTTAAATTGATTCCAATCAAACCTTCTTTCCTCTACTTCTCCACTTACAATATCTCTATCTAAAATATATTTAACAAGATTAAAACTACCAAGTAGACAAGCACCATAAGGTGGTAGAGGTTGCTCACCGCACGGATTAGTTGCTGAGATAGTTTCACAGTATCTTAGATTATTGTACTCATTAATTGTATCAATAAATAAGACTCCGGGTTCTGCCCAATCCCATGTGGCTCTCATAATTTCATCCCACAATGCAGCAGGATCAATAGTATCTACTACCTGACCATTCCATATTAAATCAAAAGCTTCGTCCATAGCTAATGCATCCATAAACTGGTCAGTAACAGCAACAGATATATTAAAGTTTCTTAGTCTTTTGTCGTTTTGTTTCGCTCTGATAAACTCTTCAATGTCGGGATGATCCACTCTAAGTACACCCATCTGAGCACCACGCCTGTTGCCAGCAGAGGATACAGTATTACAAACAGAATCATAAATATCCATAAAGCTAACAGCCCCACTAGCCTTAGACCCCAATGTTTGGATAGGTGCTCCTCTATAGCGAAGAGTACTAAAGTCATAACCGATTCCACCACCTTTACGCATTGTTTTAAATGCGTTTGTAGCCCCATCCATAATACCTTCAGTTGAGTCTTCAATAGTTTGGGAAACAAAACAATTAAATGCTGTAGTTTTACGAGGGCTACCAATAGCTGATTGAACACGCCCTGCAGGTAAGTACCTTTGGTTAAGAAAAATGTCTTTAAGTTTATGCCTATGTTCTTCACCATCATTTAATGTCCCTGCTAATCTAACCATTGCATCATAGAAAGATTCATTGGGTCCTCTGTATTTTTCTTGGTGTACTTGTTTACTTATTTCTAGTGTTGGTCCTTGTTCCATTTTTATTTGCTCCTTGTTAACTGTTCTTTTTTCCAATTCCAAATTCTATCATAATCATAGAATATAGCTTTACGCTTTTTAATTTCATCGTCAGTAATTTTAGATTCTTTTAATGGATTAATTGGGTAATCCTTTTCTTTTTCTTTATCTAATTCAAAGTAGTCCCAAGTTTTATTATCATTAGTATCATGTCCATTCGTCATCATACACCAACTCGTCATCATAGCTATCTCTTTCGTAATCAGTTTCTAAATCTAACTTTGTTAATACATCAGAAAATATATCTGGTTGATCTTGTACCTTGTCCCAAAACATAGTAAGTATCGTATAAGCATCTAAACTTAACATCTCTACAATATCATGTCTATCATATTTTTCGCATATACGATTAAGAAACTCCTCATCAGTTATAATTAAACCATGAAGCATTACTTATACTCCTGTTTTATTCTCTCCATAGAAATAAACTCAGGATCATAGTTTCCATCAACAACATTACGTTTAACAATAACACCTCTCCACCATAAATCATTAGCTTCTCCTGCAAAGTCTGCAAAGTAATCACTAAATACTCCAGCCATTAATCCTTGAATACGTTTACCATCTGCTTTAGTACGTGTAGCATAGTCAAGAGTGTGAAGATGACCAGATGTACAGGATTGATATTGTTTAGTTAACAATGAATAAGCTGGATGCTCTCCACTTATAGCCCTACCCATAACACCACTAGTATGATAGTGAGCATAAGCAATACCATCAATAACTTTGATTCCGGGAGTTGATCCTCTGTATGGAACAAATTCCCATCCAAATTTTTTATAACGTAAATCATCAAGACTAATGATACCATCAAGCTTAGCTGCGTCAGTAGAGATAGCTCTGTTGATACGATACTCATGATTACCTTCTAACATATACATTTTAGGTTTACGTTTTTTAGCTTTTCTAATAGCAAATAACATTTTTTCTTGTGCATCTATGACAGATGCTACATCATCTTTATACCTTCTACCTTCAAAGCCAGCAGTTCCTTTGTCATAAGAACAAAGGCTAGGTAAATCTGCAAAGTCACCTAGACAAATAACTTTATCTGGTTTTAAATCAACAATTAATTTTCCTAAGTACTCAAATCTTTTATTAGAATAATTAGGATGAGCATGAGGATCAGGCACTACTAGATGTATCAAGTTAGTATTCCTTTGGTATAAATTTAATTCCAGCTATTTGAGCATTATAGTATAGCCTATTATCTTCATCAATTCTTTTTACAAGTACATCACGTTTGTGTTGTATATTAGCTTCACCATAGACGAGTCCCCCTCTTGTTTTATAATGTTTAAGTATTCTAAACTCGAAGGATTTTTTTCCGTATGTTTTAATATCTTCTTTAACATACTTACTGCTTGACTCGTAGTAGTGCCAATCTGATTGTCTTGCAATTTTTCTTTTTTTATATACATGGTATTGTTTTTTTCCTATGTACATTTTACCATTAACAAGGTTAGTTATTAAATACACAAAACCAAAGTATTTTTTTGGATTTGGTTTAAGTCCTATCCAATGATGCTTAATGGATTTTATAGACTTCATCTTTTCTTTCATCACAAAAGAAGCGAAATCTTTCCCATGCTTCATGAGCTTCAGTTACTAAATCTGCTCCTTTTTTTGAAGAATCTATATTAAAAATATAAGTAAGCATAAACATACTTTTTTCTTCAGACATCGTTAAAAGGCTCCCTTAATATCCATAAAAGTTGTTTATTTTCCCAATATCTTTTTATATAATTATCTTTAAATTCTTGACGATACTTTTTAAGAATGATTTCTTCCATCTCTTCATTTGATTTACCAAGTAAAAGCTTTTCTGCTTTCTTATCACCAATACCGTAAATTCCTATTATATTATCAACACGATCTCCTGTCAACATTTGTTTATAAAAATAATAATCAGATTGTTCAACAGTAGTGAAGTACTTTTGTTGTTTACGAAAGTTGTAGTGCCAACCCGGAATCATATCAAGGTCTTTATCTATGGTGCATACAATAGGAGTATCTTTTTTAGATAAGTTTTTAGTTTTGTTTATACGACATTGAGTAATACCTATAGCATCATCAGCTTCTATGCCTTCTACTAACTCAGCTTCCCATTCTTTTATTAAGTAATTTATAATAGCTTTATAATGTACAGGTTTATGTGAAGGATCTCTGTTACCTTTATATACTGCTGTAGTAGCTACATCATGTCTAAAGTTTCCTTCACCAGTTAAATAGATCGTACCATCATGACTATCACAAGCTTTACTTATTTCAATTAAAGACTGTTTAACATTATGTAATGCATGACTTACTGGTTCAGCTATAATTTTTTTATCTATAAGACTTTTATCTATATTATGAGATACACAATATCTATTAGCATCTCTTTTGTACTCAAAAGAATTGTTGTTTATATTGTATTGATTTTTTTGTGCTGCAAAACCACATGAGTAAACAAGTACATCCCCATCAATTAGACTGTACATTTTTAAGCCTCCAGTTTAAAATAAAAAAAGGCAGTTTATACACATGCCAAGGTGTCGGAGCAATCTTAAAAAGGATCGTCTTCCTCTGGTAATTCTACTTGTCCTATGTCTTGTTGAGCAGTAGACACGTATCCATCTTCAGATGCCATCTGGTCTGTCTTATACTCAACCATCTTAAGAACCATGATAGAGTTAAGACCTACACTAACACCTTTTTTACCTTTAAAATTCCACTCATAAGTATTAAGAGGAACTTTTACTTTACTACCATTACCAATGGTAACAGGCTCAGGTAGTACATTACACTTAGAATCGGTAATCTTAGGAGGATACTCAGGAGATCCTTTTAATGTTATAAAATCTCCCTTCTCATCTCCCTTATTTTTAAGGGGAACACCAGCTTCCTTTAATAATTTTAGAGAAGGCTTATCCATATTACCAAGATCCATTTGTAACTTACCACTTAGATCATTAGGTTTACGTACATTAGCCCAATAAGCTTCTCCACGTAGTACACTTATTTTATCCATAGTATTTTATCTCACTCCTTTAATGTGTTTCTGACCAATTATAACCAATCTTATATTCTCCGTCAAGAGGACAAAGAAAATTTAACAGAGGGCCAGCATCTCTGATAGATTGTACTTGAATTTTTCCTAGTTCTTCAGCATGATCTTCTCTAACTTCAGTCTGCCATTCATCATGTACCCATGCTACCATACGCCAATCTAAATGACTAGCTCTTTCAGACCACAACTCAGCAGCTTTTTTCATAAGAATAACTTCACCACTTTGTAATAAAACTGACAAAGTAAAGTAAGGTTCTGCTATTGGTATCCATCTCTTATCTAAACCTATGATATATCCACGTTCAGCCAGACGTTCATACTTGTACTTAGCTTTTTTTAAAGCAGGAGTATTCTCCAGAAATAACTTACGAGCATTAGCTCCATCTTTAGCTGTACCACCCATAATCTCTCCTATCTTAGGAGCACCAGCACCTAGTAACCATGCATAAATAAAAGTCTTGGCTATATCTCTTGTCTTAAATCCACCAGCTTTTTGATTAGCTGTATGTATGTCACCATCTACAACTTCAGAAATATAATCTTTGTCACCTGTATAGTGTGCAAGAACTCTTAGTTGTATACCAGAAGCATCAGTCCCTACCATTCTGTAACCATCAGGTACAGTAAATAATTCTCTGCAATCTTTACCATAAGGTTTATCTGATGCTGGAACCTGTGCCAGATTTGGTCCCCAATGAGACATCCTGTGTGTCTTAGCACCAATAGTATTAACAGAACCATGTATTCTACAATCATTATCTGATGCATCTATCCATGATTCAACCATAGTAATACGTCTGTCTACTAAGTCCCACTCCATTACCAGCTTTGCTTTAGGAAACTTCTTAGCAGCTTCTTCAAGAACCCACTCAGTAAGTCTTGGATTACCTTTGTCTGTAAAGACAGTAGGTTTCCATCCTGCATTGACAAGATGTTTAATAATAAACTGTTGGCTGTTTAGGTTAGGATCAGGCCATGTAATAGCAGAAAAACTACCGCCAATATCAGAACTATTAAAACCTTTAAGACCCACCCTAGAATACTTACCTGCCTTTGTAAGTTTTGGATGTACTTCTCGTTTAAATACTGGAAGCGATATGAAAGTTCGTAGAAGTTCATCATCTAATTCCTTTTTTCTTTGTCTGAGGGTGGCAAGCAAGAGCTGTGCTTTCTGCTCATCAAGCAGTATACCCCCAATACGCATCTCTTCAACCATTTGAGCAATGTAATGCTCAGATCTGAACACAGACTTCGGAGTCTGTTTAATCTTAGCTTCTTGTAATAAAGCCTCATATATTTTATGGTTAAGATGTACATCTTCAGTACACCTATGTAGCATCTCAACTGAATATACATCCCAATCATCATGCTCTACCTTTTCATGTCCAAGTTGTTCTCCCCAGTATTGGAGACTGTGTTTTTCTCTTTGAGAATCCAAGAGTCTACTGACAACAAGAGTATCCACAATCCTATCAAGGGGAACATTAATATTAAGTAGCTTACGAATAGCAGGAAGATCATAACCAATAAGATTATGCCCAATATATAGACTAATGTTTGTAGAGAAGTCTTTAAAATTTGAGATAGTATCTGGTTCAAAAGTATATACCTTGTTAGTCTTAATATCTTTCGCTACTATGCACCATATTCTTGTAGGATCAAGGCCATCAGCCTCAATATCAAGAACTACCCTCATCATTTTCCTCCATGTCAGGATCAAATGTTAACTCTGTCATTCTACCTGTGGCTCTGTTGTATCTTAACAAACTTGATGGTCCAGTTGAACCTGTAAACCTACACTTCAGTACTCTTACTGTTGTGGTGTTACGCTCCAATACATCTTCAGCCTGACCATTACGCTCTAATCCAATGACAGTACTACTAAGCTGACCTATTGCAGCAGTCCCTCGTAAGTCAGAGAGTGATGTTATACCACCTTCTTCATGAGCTTTAGTTGTCTGTCTCTTAGCATGAGATACCATAATTATACAAATACCTAAAGCCTTTGTCAAATTACTTAGCTTAGTAGCTATCTCATCTAATGCCTTACGCTCATCACCTTGAGACTGATCTGATACTACCAAAGATATATGATCAAACAAAATAAACTTACAATCAAGAGCTTTGGCAAAGTATTTTATCTTGGCAAGGAGGTTATCTATATTATTAAAACCTTTGCTAGGATCGTAGTAATGAACTCTGTTAGTGCCAAGAGTATTATCACTACACACTTTAAACTCTTTATCATCTATCTCTACATCAGGTAGATGTAATGGTAGGTTAGCTTCAATACTAACCAAGCCAATACCAGATGCTCTTAATGTTTCTTCAAGAAAGATACAACCTATGTTATGTTTGGTAGTGCTTAACAGATGATGCTCTATCTCTCTTAGCACTTGAGTTTTACCCATACCACTACCAGCAGTCAGAGTAATTAACTCACCCATACGCATACCATACACAAGGTTGTTAAGACTATCCCAAGGAAAAGGTATGGTTTCTATATCTTCTTTGACAGAAATAATTTCCCACATATCCTTACCTGATACAACACCATCAGGTCTGTGTTCTTCAGCACTCCACCAATGCTGACTAAAATCTTTAAACTTTTTATTCTTAAGATAGTTACTAGCATCCTTTAACTGCTTGTCCATCTTCATGGTCTTAACTTTAAAGCCAAACAAATCAGCTATCTGTTTAGATGCTTCTTGCCCTGCCTTGTCTGCATCAAAAGCTAACACAATATGTTGAAACGAATCGAGCCATTCAAAGTTTTCTTTGCAGTCTTTGTACGCAGAGGAGGATGACCGAACACTAACAACAGGAAATTTAGAACCCAAGAGTTCATATGCTGAGAGTGCATCAAGTTCTCCTTCTGTGATTGTGACGTACTTGCCTCCCCTGTTGAACTTAACTTGCCCGAATAACTGTAAGCCTTTTGCCTCTCCTTCAAAGCTAAATTGTTTCGGTAATCTTCTGATCTTATTGGATACCCATTGACCTGACTGATCTGAGTATGGGTAGATGTGTTTATTTTCATCACTACTTACTCCATAAAATAATGCAGTATCCTGACTAATATTCCTGTCCGGAATAGCCAAGTACTTACCTTTAGATAAGGTCATATTTTTTTGCTCCTTAACTTTAATATTAGTATCATTACTGTGATTATTCCAACCTTCACAGCTATGACAGTAGCCATGCCCATCATCATAGATAGCATAGGCATCACTACTGTCACACATTGGACAAGGAAGGTGAGCTTTTATAAGATTTGAACTACTCATCTCCTTCTCCTATTTTAAATTTCTTAGCTCTGTCAATAATATTATGAGTTTCTAAAACTTCTCTGACAATAACAAGGCAGTCATGACAAACTTCCCAATCTTTAATAAGACTGTTCCATTTAACAGAATGACTACCCAGTTGTTTATCACAAGCTTTGCACCTCATTAGTTTCTCCTAGCCCAGAGCTTAGTCCATAGATAGCTATCTAACTTAACGACATACCTATGTATAATTAAAAGTATTTTACGCAATTTTGACTCCTTAGAAGTCTATGTTAACTACTGATTTAGATAGTGTATCATTGTATCCATCGTTATGTACACCAACTACTTTGTAATAGCAACACCTTCCTTTGGCATTGTCATAATCAGTAGGTATACTAACAACATCAGCAGGATTTATTTTAAGAATAACAATTTTATCTCCACCAAATTGAGACAGATATTCTATTGAACAGAAATGTAAACCGGATGAGCAGGTTGTATCAGGATCATCCTCAACATCTCTGCGATCCATCTGCACAATAGAGCCTACTGAATTATCATTCTTACCTGTATACACATCAGTAAAGTTTGAATTTACTTTCTTGTATGCAAGGAAGCATCCATCTTCTGTGATAGGTAAAGAGTTGTGTTCCATAAACCTATATAAATCTCTGATGCTTCTGCGAGAAGGATTGTCCATCATGTTCTCAAGGAAAGAACACATAGGATCAATATCAAATCCTTCCCTCATCATTTCAAGTATACGAACAGTTAATGAATTGTGTATGTCCTCACCTTTATATTGAACAATACCATTAACGACAGCAACTTTACCTTTACCATAACGTTCTACAGCAAGAGATAAGCTACATAGTTCCTCTACTTCATCCCAATCTTTATCAAGAATAGATTCATAAAGATCATTCCAATTAGGATTATCATTACTCATTGTAATGGTGCGATGACTTTTTGTCACACCAGTAAACGTAGTCTTAGTTAAAATATATTGCATAGTTAGTTACTCCATTTTTCTAGTATTAATTCCACATCAGGCTTCATTGCCTGAAGGGTTTCAACTAATCCTTTGTTAGAATAACGAGAATTAGTTAAACTCTGCTTTACTATAGGATGTTTATCCCATACCTTACGAAGTTCTTTAGAGACTGTATCGGCATACTTTGTATCTTTTACAGTTAAAGTTCCTAGTATACTTTTATTATCAAATTTAATATCTAATTGTTTATATAATTTATAATCTTTAATAAGACTATTAAGTATGTCATATTTAAACTCTATAGTGTTATCTTTTTTAAACATTGTCAAGAAGTTTCTTACTACTTCGTCACTATTCTTGTAAATAGTTGATAACATTAAATATTTATCTACTTGTTTTCTGTCACCTAACTTTGATAAATGTTTCTTATAAACTTTTTCGTAATGCTTATTAAATGGTGTCCATACTTTTATGTACTTCTCAAGTCTACGATGGTATGTTCCCGGAATACCATAGATAGGTGTCGTATCTCCTAACTTTCTTAATAATGATGCTTGTTTTCTAAACACACCACCCTCAACATCATCACAAAAACCACGAAGTAATTTAACATACACACCACCATCTTTCATGTTATGATCTACCTCCTTATCAAAAGGATACCAAGGTTGATCGGTATATAGTTTTAGTTTAACAGGACGAGGGGTATTTGAATCCCTCTTCTCAGAGGCTGGTACAGGCAAAGTAGATACATCGTAGTAGGGTGGGTTACCAAGGTAGTTTAATAGTGCTTTAAACTCGCTCTGAGAGGATTCTACAAGCACAATATAACTCCTAGTA